TTTCCTATACACGTCTGTCTTTGTTCCACGTGAAACACCCCCCGGTAGGATTCCTTACCTCCCCGCCGTTGCAAAAATATATTTCCGTGTTACATTTGGCCCGTTGGTTGTCAGGCTTGCTCCCTCGCTATGCGTGAAAAGAGATCGGCGCATGGCAAAACCGGTGAGGGGTCTCTTGCTCCCTTCGATGGCCAACACCTAACAACGGAGTTCTCTTCGCTGACATGACGACATTGGTACCGCCCATCGAGGAAAACATTCCTCTGCCAGACAACGCCAAAGAGGCGTTTCCTGAACTCACTGCCGAGCAGGAATTGCAGATGCGGGCCAACGTCATCACGCTGATGTCAGACCTGACGGGCCAAGAACTCGCGCCCACCGAAGAGAATGCGCAAGAGGCCAAGTCGATTGCTCGGCAGATGATGAGCAACCCGCAGTTTCGGCCTGACTACGCCAAGTACCCCAATGAGACTCTGGCCATGTTGGCTGGCATGGTGTCTCAGATGAACGTCTCTATCGTTGAGGAACTCTCCGACTTGAAGATGTACGTCGTCAACAAGCTCGTTGCAGAGGTAGAAAACGCACGCGACCCCAAGGTACGCGTTGCCGCTCTGTCAAAACTGGGTGAGATTGATGGAGTCGATGCCTTTAAGAAGCGCAGCGAAGTCACCCACAAGCACATGTCGATTGAAGAAGTGGAAGAAGAGCTTCTCAATACCTTGACGGCCATCGAAGACAAGGTGATCGACGTCGAAGCCAAGGCTGTAGTCAACAAAGAAGCGGATGACCAAGCCCAAACTGACTCCTGAACAGCTATTTAAGCTGCGACAGGCTCTGCCAACGATGCCCGACAAGCAAAAACGTCGGGTGTTAGAGCTTATGAAGGAGTATCAGACCCAGATGACGCAGGCGATTGGCAAGGATTCGTTCCTTGACTTCGTCAAACACGTCTATCCGGGCTACAAAGTCGGCCCACATCACCTGAAATTGATCGAAATCTTCGAAGCGATTGCAAAAGGCGAGAAGAAACGGGTGATCGTGAACATCGCGCCGCGTCACGGCAAGTCCGAATTGATTTCCTACCTCGCTCCGGCGTGGTTTCTAGGTAAATACCCTAATAAAAAGGTCATCATGGGGTCCCACACCGCTGATTTGGCGGTGAATTTCGGTCGTCGGGTGCGAAATCTGGTGGGATCGGACTCCTACAAGGACATTTTTCCGCAGATTGAGTTGCAGAGCGACTCGAAATCAGCCTCGCGCTGGGGAACGAACTTCAATGGTGAGTATTTTGCTATTGGTGTTGGAGGTGCTCTCGCTGGTCGCGGCGCTGATCTTTTCATTATTGACGATCCTCACTCTGAGCAAGAAGCCAAAACCGGACGACCGGATGTTTTTCTTCCTGCTTGGGAGTGGTTCCAGTCTGGCCCTCTTCAGCGCCTTATGCCGGGTGGTGCGATCATTGTTGTGATGACTCGCTGGTCGAAACTCGACCTCACGGGGCAGATCGTCTCGCAGATGGACCGCAACGAGGACGTAGATAAGTGGGAAGTGATTGAGTTTCCCGCCATCAAGGACGATGGCACGGCGCTGTGGCCTGAGTTCTGGGATGTGGAGGAGTTGTTGGCCAAGAAAGCGGGTCTGGACATCCGCTATTGGAACGCTCAGTACATGCAGCAGCCCACGTCTGAGGAAGGTGCGCTGATTAAGAGGGAGTGGTGGCAAATTTGGGACAAAGAATCCCCTCCTCAATGCGAGTTCACCATCATGTCCCTCGACGCTGCACAAGAGGCTAACAACAGGGCTGACTATAACGCACTGACCGTGTGGGGTGTGTTTTTCAACGAAGAAACGAACAACTTCGCCATCATCTTGCTCAACGCGATCAAGAAACGGCTGGAGTACCCCGAGCTAAAGGCACTTGTGCTACAAGAGTACAAGGAGTGGGAGCCTGACGCGTTCATGGTCGAGAAGAAATCCAGCGGGTCGGTGCTCTATCAGGAGTTTCGGCGCATGGGCATACCGGTGGCGGAGTTCACACCGGGTAAGGGTCAGGACAAGATCTCTCGGGTCAACGCCGTGTCTACTCTGTTTGAGAGCGGGGTGGTGTTCGCCCCGGACCGGCGCTGGGCCAAGGAGGTTATTGAGGAGTGCAACGACTTCCCAGCGGGCACCAACGACGACTTGGTGGACTCCACGACCCTTGCACTGTTAAGATTTAGGCAGGGTGGGTTCATCCGTCTTCCGTCTGACGAGCCGGAGGATAACTTTTTGCGCCAGTACCGCAAAAAAGCCGCGTATTACTAAGGATACATTATGGCGACAAACATCGACAAGGCGTTCTATCAAGCACCTCAAGGTCTGGACCAGATCGGGCTTGAGGAGGAACCGCTGGAGATTTCTATTGAGGACCCTGAATCGGTCACCATCAGTCAGGGCGAGTTCACGCTAGAGATTGCCAAAACTGAAGACGAAGAGGGCTTCGACAAGAACCTCGCCGAAGACATGGACGAGCGTGCGCTCACCGAGTTGGCAGGCAACCTGATTGGTGACTTTGAGACGGACGTTGATTCGCGTAAAGACTGGATCAAGACGTACGTCGATGGCCTAGAACTGCTGGGCATGCAACTGGAAGAGCGCATGGAGCCGTGGCCCGGCGCTTGTGGCGTGTACCACCCGCTGCTGTCCGAAGCTGTGGTGAAGTTCCAAGCAGAGACGATGATGGAGACGTTCCCCGCTGCGGGTCCGGTCAAGACCAAGATCATCGGCAAAGAAACTCCTGAGAAAAAGAAAGCCGCTGAGCGTGTCCAAGAGGACATGAACTACCAACTGACCGAGGTGATGGTCGAGTACCGGCCTGAGCACGAGCGCATGCTGTGGGGCTTGGGTCTGGCGGGCAATGCGTTCAAGAAAGTCTACGTCGATGTGCAGCTTGATCGGCAGGTGTCGATGTACTGCCCGGCTGAAGACGTTGTGGTGCCGTACGGTGCGTCAAGCCTAGAGTCGGCGGAGCGTGTCACGCACGTGATGCGCAAGACGGCCAACGAGGTGCGCGCGCTCCAGCATGCGGGGTTCTACCGGGATGCTGATCTGGGTGAGCCGGTCCAAGTGATGGACGAGGTGGAGAAGAAGATCGCCGAGAAGCTGGGCTTTCGTGCGACGGAGGACAACCGCTTCAAACTGCTTGAGATGCACGTCGAGATTGACCTCGAAGGCTACGAGCACAAGGATGACGACGGTGAGCCGACGGGCATTGCGCTGCCGTATGTCGTGACGATTGAGAAGGGCACCGGTGAGGTGCTTGCCATCCGCAGGAATTGGAACCCTGATGACCGCACACACCAGAAACGACAGCACTTCGTCCACTATCCGTACATACCGGGTTTCGGGTTCTACGCTTTTGGTCTTATCCACCTTGTCGGTGCTTTTGCTAAGTCTGGTACTTCTATCCTTCGTCAGCTTGTGGATGCTGGCACGCTCTCTAACCTCCCCGGAGGTTTCAAGGCCCGAGGACTTCGTAGTAAGGGAGACGATACTCCAATCAGTCCCGGAGAGTGGCGGGACATGGACGTACCTAGTGGGAACATGCGTGACAACATCATGCCGCTTCCTTACAAGGAACCCAGCCAAGTCCTCGCCGCGCTGCTGAACCAGATCATCGAAGAAGGCCGCAAGTTTGCAGGTGCGGTGGAGCTTCAGACCTCCGACATGTCTGCACAGGCACCGGTAGGCACGACGCTGGCCATCCTTGAGCGACAACTCAAGACGATGTCGGCTGTTCAGGCTCGCATCCACTACGCGATGCGCCAAGAGTTCAAGCTCTTGAAGAACATCATCCGCGACTACACCCCGCCTGAGTATGCGTACGAGCCGGAAGAAGGTAGCCGCGCGATCAAGCAAAGCGACTACGACCAAGTCGATGTGATCCCGGTGAGCGACCCCAATGCAGCCACGATGGCTCAGAAGGTTGTTCAGTATCAGGCGGCTCTCCAGTTGGCTCAGACCGCTCCGCAGCTTTATGACCTGCCCCTGCTGCACCGGCAGATGCTCGATGTGCTGGGCATCAAGAACTACCAGAAGCTCGTGCCGATGGAAGACGACATGAAGCCGCGTGATCCTGTCACGGAGAACCAGAACCTGCTGCGCAACAAGCCGGTCAAGGCGTTCCTGTTCCAAGATCACAAGGCCCACATTGCGGTGCACATGGCAGCAGCCAAAGACCCGCACATCATGAAGCTGATCGGCCAGAACCCCCAGATGGCGCAGTCTGTCTCGGCTGCGCTGTCTGCACACGTGGCAGAACATCTGGGCATGGAGTACCGCAAGCAGATGGAGCAGATGATGGGCCAGATGCTGCCCGCCTACGAGGACGACATGGACGAGAAGATGATGTCGCCCGAGATGGAGGTGCGTGTCTCGCAGATGGCGGCTCAAGCAGCGCAGCAGTTGCTGGGCATGCACCAGCAAGAAGATCAGCAGCAGAAGAATACACAGATGCAGCAGGACCCGCTGATCCAGATGCAGCAGCAAGAGCTTGCCCTGAAGGCGCAAGACCTCCAGCGTAAAGCGGCCAAAGACATGACCGATGCTCAGCTTAAGCAGGAGCAGATCAACGTCGAGAAGGAACGCATCGAGATGCAGATGCAGGCCGAGGGTGCCAAGCTCATGGCCAAGACTGTGGCTGACCGCAACCACACCGAGGCTACGCAACAGTCAGAAGGGTTCCGCATCATGGCGGAGGTCGATAAGCAACGCCGACAGCTTGAAGTTCAGCGAGAAATCGCTCAGCGACAGGCACAAAACAAGCCACCTAAGAAGGGTGAGTGATGTACGAAATCTTGAAGGCCACGTCGCTGGTCATCAACAACATTGACGAGAAAGTCAAACAACTCGAAGAACACTTGGGCGCGAAAGGGGCCAAGTCGTACGAAGAGTATTGCGAGATGTGTGGGGAAATTAAAGGTCTGCTCATCTCTCGCAAATTTTTAACAGACCTTACAAAAAACTTGGAGAGATCGGATGAGTGAACTTGATCTGAGCAAAGCAGTGGACTTGTCTGCTGTGTTGCACAAGAACGAACAGGAGAAAGCAAAACAACTTCCAAAGCCTAGCGGCTACAAAATTTTGTGCGCAATCCCCGAAGCGGAGAAATCGTTTGAGGAGAGCGAAGTCGGTCTTATCAAGGCTGACGAGACCATGCGAAACGAGGAAGTGTTGACCACGGTGCTGTTCGTGGTCGATATGGGTCCTGACTGTTACATGGACAAAGCCAAGTTCCCTACCGGGCCTTGGTGCAAAAAAGGTGACTTTGTGCTGGTGCGCCCCAACAGTGGCACCCGCCTTGTTATCCACGGTAGAGAGTTCCGCATCATCAACGATGACACTGTCGAAGGTGTTGTTGACGATCCTCGCGGCATTAAACGCAAATAAGGAGCGACACGATGGCAAAAGACGACGACGATTTCAAGTTCCCAGACGAGATCGATGCATCTAAGGACAAGCCTGAAGATGACATTGATGTCTCAATTGAGGGGGATGACGACGAGGTAAAGATCGAGATCAAGGATGACACTCCTGTCGAAGACCGCGCCGTTGCTCCTCTGTCTGAGGAAGTCAAACAGGAGTTGGAGAAAGTCGATGAGTCAAAAGACTACTCCCACAACGTAAAAGTTAAATTTAAGCAGTACAAAAAGGCTTGGCACGATGAGCGCCGGGCCAAGGAGGCTGCTTACCGAGAGCAACAAGAGGCTCTTCAGATCGCTCAGAACATTCTTGAGGAGAACAAGAAACTCAAGAATATGCTGCACAGCGGCGAGAAAGAACTCATCTCTACCTATCAGACTTCGGCTGAAATGGAGATGGAGCAGGCCAAGCGCAACTTCAAAGAGGCATATGACTCTGGGGAGGCGGATAAGCTGCTTGAAGCTCAGCAGGAGATGATGAAAGCTCAGTTGAAGCTTGATAAGACTAAAAATTTCAAGCCCACTGTACAGATTGAAGAAAATGAGGTACAAACTGCGCAAAAGCCGCCTGCACAGCAGCAGATGGACCCGAAAGTGGCATCTTGGGTGTCAAAGAACGAATGGTT